TTTAAAAAAAAAAGTTCTAATCTAAATCAAATTTATTAAAGAAAGTTTATACTAGTTGATTAGCAAATTATTTTGTTTCACATCTTCTCTTCCAAAAGGCTTGAATCTTATAGGCAGCAGCGCAACGCAAGAGATCATCACGTCTGTCAAGTTCTCTGAAGTAATCCCGCCACTTCCTTGAATTTTCTTCATCTGGGTCAAAGTAATTACCGTCATCAGAATAGTCACAGTATCCATAATAGTCAATTTCTTGCGATTCAGGATCGTAAGCAGGGTCAGCATCACGAAAGTAAGGCATGTTCGTATGTTTGTTTTACAAATTACCATAAGAAGTTTCAAATTTGTAATTACCTCATTAAACAAAAGAGCAATATAAACAAAAGAGTAATGTAAACAAAAGAGCAATATAATATCCATCAAATTTGATTATTTTTTGTTTGTTTGTTCAAAACGAACTATACAACATACACAATGCCGTGTGGAATCTGTCATTGCGCGGGTCACAATCGCAAAACCTGCCCTCATGCTCCACACCCCGTCCGGGTGGAGTTTGTCGGTGCTCCGCAGAGGATCTTAAGTGATTCGACCCTTAAAGTTTGTCTCTCTCATGCTGTTCTGTCCGCTGACCCCCCGAAAGCATTTCGGGAGAAACTGTATGCTACTGCCGATTATCTAGCATTTTCCCGTGCTGCTCGTGAGTGCGATTCTTGCCGCGGTGTTGTCCGTCGCGGAGCCAATGCCAAAAACTGGCGCACCAATGGGCAATATAAGTGCCCAAGTCTTCACCTTGCTGACAATCTATATCAGATGCTGGGAAAACGTGTCTGGTGTCAAAAGATGAAAGACAATGGCACTGAATATGCTGAGACTTGGATCAATACCCCTGACCACCAGTGTTCGGTTGCTACCCAATACCCAGATCAGCATCAGTGTAAGCGCAGTGCTTACGATGGTGCTTGTCGGTGTACACAACATGGACGATTTATTAGACCTAGTTAGAATCATTTAGAATCATATTAGTTAGTTAGTTAGTTTTTTTTTGTTTTTTAATATATCAAATGAATATTTTTAATGAAAATATAATTGATTATATAGATAATTATGAAACACAATTATGTGATATAAGAGAAAGAGGATCAATATTTACAAAAACTAAAACTATTAATAGATTACTAAATTTATTACCCAATTCTGTGTGGAAAAATCCTAAATTAAAATGGCTAGATACAGGATCAGGGATAGGTAATTTTTTTGTAATTGTATTTTTTAAATTAATGAAACATTTACCAATTAAAGATGAAGAAAAGAAAAGAAAACATATACTTGAAAATATGTTATATTTTGTAGAACTTGATAAAAAATATATAGAAATATTAAAAAAAATATTTTGTTCGGAAAAATATAAATTAAATATCTTTAATGGATCATTTGTATATTTACATACTCTACAAGAAAATATAAATACTTTTAATGATAATATATTTAATATAAAATTTAATATCATTTTAGGAAATCCACCATATCAAAAAATTAATATGAAAGATCCAAGTAAATTATCATCAAAACCTTTGTATCCTTTTTTTGTTGAAACTTCTTTAGATCATTTAGAAAAAGAAGGTTATTTATTATATATTCACCCTGTATCATGGAGGAGAAAAAGTAAAGAAATTAAAATAATTAATAAAATATTAAATAAAAGATTATTATATATTTACACAAATAATAAATTTACAGACTTTGGAATATCTGCACCATTTATAAATTATTATCTTTTGCAAAATAAAGATTATGATAATAAATATTTAACTAAATATGAAACAGTTTTTAATGATAAAGTTTATAAAGGGAAAATACATTTAAATAAAAATCTTGAATTTATTCCGGTATTTCTGACAAATGAAACAATGAATATTCTCTCAAAAGTTATGAATAAAAATGGAGAAAAAATAGATATAGCCCACGAAGCAAAATTTACTACACAAAAGAAAAATATTTTAAAAGATAAAAATGAGAAATTTAAATATTTAAATTATCACACATATAGTAAAAAAAATGGTTCAATTTTTAGATATTCTGATAAAATACACCCGAGTAGTGATAAATTAAAAATAATTTTGACATTCAAAGGTGGTTATGAATGTTTAAATCCATTTATTGATGAAGGTAAAATGGGTATTACAGTTGAATCTATGAGATTACTTGTTAATAATGATAATAAAGATTTATTATTGAAATTTTTTAAATCAAAATTATTAAAATTTTTATTAATGATTACTACATATAATTATGGGGCAAATCAAAAAAATGAATTTTATATAATGAATACATTTACAAAACCTACTAATGATAATTTCTATAATTTTTATGATTTAAATAACAATGATATTAATTTTATAAATAATAATTTAATTTGTTAAATTATAAAGCAACATACAAACTGTCATAGGACCTACACCTCCTGGAACAGGTGTGATATAACTTACTTTATCAATAACATCATCTAAATCAACATCACCATTTAATTTTCCATCATTCTTATGAATACCTATGTCAATAATAATTGAATCTTCTTTTATCCAATCTTTCTTAATCATTTTTGATTGACCACAACCTACAATTAAAATATCTGCTTTATTTGTTTTATCTTTTATATCTATTGTATGTTCATTACAAAGTGTAATACTAGATTTTTTGTTTAATAACATTAATGATAATGGTAAATTAACCATACCTGTTCCTACGAAAACAATATGTTTTCCTTCTAAATCAATATCATAATATTCAAATATTTTTATAACTGCTAATGGAGTACAAGGATAAAATGTAGGTATATCATTATTCATTAATTTACCTAGATTATTAATGTGTAATCCATCTACATCTTTTTTTTCATCAATATGAAAAAGTATTTTATTTTTATCTAAATGTTTTGGTAATGGAAGTTGAACCATAATACCAGTAACAGAATCATCATTATTAAGATATTTAATTTTATTTGTTATTATTAATTCTTCAACATTATCATTATATTCTAAGACTATACAATCAATACCAAGTTCAGCACATTTTTTCTTTTTAATATTTACATAAACTTTAGAATCTTCTCTATCTCCTATAATAATAATAACTAATTTAAATGAATTAGTTTTAACTCTTTCTTTAATAATATCATAATATTTTTCTGTAATCGGTTTACTGTATAAATATTTATCCATTATATTAACACTAATATTTAATCTCTTTTTAAATTATTATAAAAATTTGAAAAATTGAATTGGTATATTATAAAAAAATGGCAACCCAAATCACTTGTCCTCCCGCTACTTACAAACCTGAATTTAATCCTAATAATGGAAAGTATTTTGACATGTGTCCCTATGAAGAAGGACAAAGGCACAAAGAACCATATAGATGTCCGTGTAATGGATATGTATTTGACAAAAGACAAAAATTCTTTAGTCATATAGAATCAAAATGTCATAAGAATTATATTGAAAATTATGATTTTAATACAAAAGAAGTTGAAGATCTTAAAACTGAAAAAAATATCTTGCTCGCAGAAAAAACTAATGCAGAAAACAAGTTAGCAAAGAAAACAATTGAATTTGGTAAAGCAGTAAAATATATTAAGCATCTTCAAGAAGACACTAAAAAGCAAAAAGTAATGTTGGAGAATTTTGATAATATTAATTCTCAAAAGCAAGAAGAAATTGAAACACTTAATAGAACTATTTCAGAAAAAAATAAAACAATCAAAAGTTTGGAAAATACAATTGAAGCAATTAATAGTTATGAATGTAGTGAGGAAGATTTTCAGGATTGTCTTAGTGTTTAGAATGTCTTTTAGATTTTCTCCTTTTATTTCTTTGTGTTCGCCTTAATTTTTTTGATTTCCTAGATTTTCTAGATTTTCTAGATTTTCTAGATTTCCTAGATTTTCTAGATTTCCTTCGTTTTTTCTTTTTCATAGATTCTTTGAGATATCTCATTTTTTTTGATTTTTTTATTCCTTTACTTCCGTAAAATTGGTCAACAACTTGACATAAATCTATACTCATAGATATTCCTTGTTCTCTATTTTTTTCTTCAATTATTTTTTGTCTTTCTTCAATTATTTTTTGTCTTTCTTCAATTATTTTTTGTCTTTCTTCAATTATCTTAAAAGATTTTGTTTCATCATCATCTTCTAAATCTTTACTCAGTATATAATGAGGAGTACACGTTTTTAATTTCAAATTACCAAATTTAGGAGATACTTCTACTAATTCACTTTCTGTTTGACCTGTATCTATTTTTCCAGAATATGGTTTTATACTATTATCACCACCCTCTTCATTATCTTTATTAATAGCTTTTTCATTACCTTTCTTTAGATAATGATTTAATGAGGGATGTACTAATATTTCATCTCCTATACCAGTTTTCATTTTACATACATGTGTTTCAGAATTATCAATATCACTATATACATGAAAATCTCCAACACTTAAATCACCAAATATTTCAGGATATCCTGCACAACAAAATATTATTAATAATTTATTTCCTTCTGTATAATTAGTATTTATTTTTTCCATTAATTTATTTAAATCAGTCCCCCTTGCTGTTACAAAATCGGGAGCACTTTGAAAATATAAACCGGTTTGTGTTCTGTCTAAATCTCGTAGGTATGCATTTCTCTGTTCAACATCAACACCGTCTGCAGGAGTAATATGGGTTAACCAGGTAGATGGTCCACTATACCCCGGTGCTCCTAAAATCCCTTGTGCTGGATACCTTTCAATTTCTTTATATGATAATTCTGTTCTTCTTCTTCTTTCATCATAATTCAGTTTTGGTATTGTAAATTGTAAAGAAGGAAATACATCATCATCACCAAATAAACATAAATTTTCTCTAAAATTATATAAAGGATTAAAATCACCAGATTTATCTATACCATTAAAATTATGATCAAAATGTAAAATCCTTAATAGTTTGGATAATACCCTACGATCACAAGGTGGATTACTTACTATAGAATGACCGGGTTTAATACAAAACAAAATATCTAATTTACCTCTTTGGGAATCGGGTATTTGTGTACATAAAGGATTATGTGTAAAAGTTTCTTCATCGGTAACCAATATCGGATAATCAGTAGGATTTCCTATTTCAGGATTAAAATAGTGACCCGAACTATTTTTACCTAATACTCCATCCCCACTAAAAAATATAACTTTACTATATTCTTTTCCAAAAAGTTTTGGTAGTTCAGTTTTATTTCTCATTAAGCTTTTAGTGATGTCTATCCTTTTTTTCATTTTACCCAATAAATAAAATGCTATTACATCAGAATTTTGAATTTTCGGTCCTTGAAAAGTTTTTTTTAAATGATCAAAAATATCACATAAAATACTAAATTGAGTATACCCCATGAAACCAATTGAAAATTTTAACGTTGTACTTATTGTTGTAATAGTCGTATTTTTTAATTCTGCTGCTTCTGCTGCTTCTGTAACTAATCTTGCTATTACACTATCATTACCAAGATTTAATTCAACTATTTTATTAAATTCTTGTAATAGTGCTATTTCTGCATCTTTTCCGACTTTTTGACCCTCAACCAAATTGAATTTAACTTTAAAACTGGGCTGGCCGTTGTGGTTGTCACTTAATATCCCACCTCCACTTTTCCCACCTTTAGACTTTTTCTTTTCATTAACAAAACCATTAAGCAAATCAATTAATAAACCTGCACCGACTGTTTCATCTTTAACTGATTTATTATCAATAAAATACATAGAACTTAAAACTGGTTCTTGAGATAATTTAACCAAACTTTCTGCTACATCTATCTCTTCTTGCGTAATAACCCTTATACCATCTATCACACATTTTTCTTCTAAATCTTCCAATTCCATTAATGCTACATCAACGTCCGTTACATGATCCTCAACGGCAATTACACCAAAAAAATCTAATTTTCGACCTTCTGCTGGAGTTTGTTTACTCATATATATATATATATATATATATATATAT